TTTAAAGATTCATGGACGTGAGTTCAGAATCATTTACGACGAGCATGTAGAGGCTGTTGTTGAAGATCCGCGCGGAATTACCCGTGCAGCATAAGGAGTAAACATGTCTGAATTTAAATTTCCCGATGAGATAGACAAGTCTGAAGAAGACAAAGAAACTAAGTTTGAGATAGAAATTGAAGACGATACACCCCCAGAAGACCGTGGTCGTAAGCCTATGGCGGCACCAGTCGATGAAGTAACCGATGAAGAATTGGACTCCTACGACGAGAAAGTGCAAAAACGTATCAAGCGTTTTACCAAGGGTTATCACGATGAGCGTCGTGCCAAAGAAGAGGCTTTGCGGGAACGTGAGGCGGCTGAAGAGTTTGCACGTCAGGTGTATGAAGAGAATAAACGGCTACAGGCGCAACTCAGCGAAGGTGGAAAAATCCTGGCCGAGCAGAGCAAAACTTCTGCTCAAAGAGCTTTAGATATTGCAAAAGATAACTACAGGAAAGCGTACGAAAATGCTGATACTGAAGCAATTATCTCTGCGCAAGAAGCTATCGCAAGGGCAACTGTTGAGGTCGAGAAAGTAAAAAATCTCAAGACTTTGACGGTCAAAACCAATGAAGTTGACGTGCCTGTATCTCAAATGAACCAAGCGCAACCCAAGCCAAAGCTTCAGCCAGAGACTGAAAAGTGGCTGAAAAGAAACAGCGACTGGTTCATGAAGGATGACGAAATGACAAGTTTGGCGATGGGGCTTGACAAGAAACTTGCCAAAGAGTATGGTCAGTCCTACATAGGTACTGAAGAGTACTTTGAAACCATCGATAAAACGATGCGCAAAAGATTTCCTGAATATTTTCAGAGCGATGAGGATGACGAGCCACCTCTTAAAAGAAGGGCTGAACCGGACGAGGACGAAACTCCACGCCGTGCAACAACTAGACCTGCTAATGTCGTGGCACCCGCTACGCGTAGCACACCGCCTGGTCGTATCAAGTTGAAGACATCACAAGCGAACATTGCGAAACGTCTTGGGGTGCCTTTGGAGTTATACGCGAAACAGGTTGCTTTACTTAGAAATGGAGAATAAAAATGGCTGAAACACAAGGTAGATTAAGTCGCGAGATGGAATCTCGTAAGGTATCAATGAGACCCGAGGCGTGGAAACCCCCCGAGACTTTACCAATGCCTGATGAGCGTCCCGGTTGGAAACACCGTTACATTCGTATCAGCTATGGCGGGCAGACAGATGCTAGCAATATTTCTTCCAAACTTCGTGAAGGGTATGAGTTCTGCAAAGCAGAAGAGTATCCTGAGTTAATGATGCATTCACCAACTGAAGGTCGCTTTAAAGGCAACATTGAAATTGGTGGTTTGGTGTTATGCCGTATTCCTAATGAGTTTCTTGAGCAGCGTGCGAAATATTACGCTAATCAAAACCAAGCTCAGATGGATTCCGTGGATAACACTTTCATGAAGGACGCTGATCCTCGTATGCCTTTGTTCAAACAAAGGGAGAGTAGGGTTACGTTCGGTTCTGGTTCTTAATTTTTAAGGAATTAACATGGCATATCCTATCGTTCCAGCCCCTTATGGGCTGAAGCCTGTTAACCTGATCGGTGGTCGTTCATACGCTGGTTCTACCCGCATGTTCCCTATTGTGAATGGTTACAGCACTTCAATCTACAATGGCGACGTTGTAGACATCGGTACAGGCAATAACATTGGCTGTATCACTCCTACACAACTTGCATATAACACTACTTCAGCTCAAGCTGGAACTATTGGTATTTTTGTTGGTTGTGAGTACTCTACTACTGGCGGCCCAATTTATGGTAAGAATCGTTACCAATATTGGCAAGGCGGTACAGCAGCTACTGATGCAATCGGTTACGTTGTAGATGATCCTCAAGCTGTGTTCAAAGCTGTCGTTGTTAACGGCGGTTCTGCACAAAGCCAAACGGTTCTCTATGCTAACCAAGCATACGTTGGCGCGAACATGTTGTACACAGGTCCTGGCGGTTTGACTACTACTGGTGACTCACAAGGCGGTGTTGCTCTGTCAGCTTCCGCTACAACTACTTCTGCTGTTACACCTTTGACATCTAGCGCTCCTTTCCGTTGCGTTGGTATTGTCCCTGACACAGCAGTGAGCGTTGTTCAAAGTGCTACTTCTAGTTCCACGACAATCACATTGTCTGCTTCTAACTCTAGCATTTATCCCGGAATGGCTGTATCTGGACCCGGCATCACAGCAGGTAACAATACCTATGTGACTACCGTAAACGGTACAACAGTAACGATTAACCGTGCAGTTGCATCTGCTCAGTCTACCGCTACTAACTTCACATTCACTGGCTATCCCGAAGTGTTGGTATCATGGAACTTCGGTTACCATAGTTACTTCAACGCTACTGGCGTTTAATTAAGGAGCTAACAAATGGCTATTTCACGCGCACAACTATTGAAAGAGCTGCTCCCAGGCTTGAACGCTTTGTTCGGTTTAGAGTATGCACGTTACGGCGAAGAGCACAAAGAGTTCTACGAAACAGAGACCTCTGAGCGTTCATTCGAGGAAGAAACAAAACTGTCTGGCTTCTCAGCAGCACCAGTCAAGAACGAGGGCACAGCCATCGCTTATGACAATGCGCAAGAGGCATGGACTACACGCTACAACCACGAAACCATTGCTTTGGGTTTTTCAATCACTGAAGAGGCGATTGAAGATAACTTGTACGACAGCTTGTCTGGTCGTTACACCAAAGGTTTGGCTCGTGCGATGGCATACACCAAGCAAGTTAAAGGCGCTGCTGTTTTAAATAACGGCTTCAACTCTAGCTATGTTGGTGGTGACGGTGTGTCTTTGTTCAACACTGCTCACCCCTTGGTGAATGGCGGAACCAACTCCAACACACCTACAACTCAAGTTGATTTGAACGAGACTTCTATCGAAGCCGCCGTTATTCAAATCTCTGGTTGGACAGATGAGCGTGGACTCTTGATCGCTGCAAAGCCCAAGAAGTTGATTATTCCTCCACAATTGATGTTCGTTGCAAAACGTTTGTTGGATACCGAACTCCGCGTAGCTACAAACAACAATGACATCAACGCTATCAAGCAAATGGGCGCAATCCCAGAGGGTTACACTGTCAACCACTTCTTGACAGATCCCAATGCTTGGTTCCTGACCACTGACGTACCAAACGGATTGAAGCACTTCGTGCGCACTCCCTTGGCTCAGTCTATGGACGGTGACTTCGATACTGGTAACGTCCGTTACAAGGCTCGTGAGCGTTATTCATTCGGTTGGTCTGATCCCCTCGGAATCTGGGGTTCTTCAGGTTCATTCTGATAAATCGGGGCCCTCACAAGGGGCCCCTTTTTATTGTGATATACTGGCTTCGGGCAATCTCGCCCTTTACACACAAAGGACACACACTATGAATGCTTTTGAACTTCGTTTCCAAATGTTAAACACCGCTAGAGAAATGCTTGAATCTGAGTATCATTCCAAGAAGTCAAACAATGAACAGGTCAACTGGCCTACTTTGGATGACGTATTGGAACGTGCTAGAAAGTTAAATGACTTTGTAAGCGACAAATAAAACGGGGGGCTTCGGCCCCTTTTTTCTTGTTGACAAGCGTAAAAATTAGTGTATATTGTGGGTTGTCTGGGAGTTTTTCTCTTGTTGCCACTGGCCCAGCAGACGATGCAACGATTAACAAGAGACTTTTGCATAAGGAATTATTATGGGACGCAGTACCTTTGAAGGCCCGATTTTATCTGGCGATAACCGTTTTGGCCCACTACGCAACGTAGGCTATTCTCAATTGGTTCAGAACTGTGATTTGGACTTGTCCAACACAACATCTGGTTCATCTACTTTTGGTGGAAGTTCAGGAAACTTTGTTAACTCAAACAACATTCCTAACTTAATTTCCCCCGTATATACACCTTCTTCAAGTGTATATCCCTCAGTTTTACAAACCATCCCTGCTGATACTGCAACCAACGTCTATCGTGGCTGCGTATTCTATTTGCCAACAGGCGCAGACTTGGATGATGTGTTTCTTGACTTGGCCGCAGTTTGCGCCGTGACAGGTGGATCAGCTTCTTTGACATCACAGACATTCTATGTGTCTAACAACTACACAGCCGCTGCTGGTACTGCCGCGTATTTCAATACTGCGGTGATTACTTCTCCTGCTGTTGGTCGTCAAGCTCTGTCTACATTCACTGCCACTCAAATTGCAAATCAATCTGCAACATCAACTGATATTCTTCAGACTAGCGGACAACCTAACTTGTCTCAAGTTGTGGTGACGATTGCTTTGGTAGGTACAGCTTTGGACACACGTACTGCATTGACTGGTAAGCTGAATGTAACACTGCGTTACACACAGCCTGACAACAACATCGGTACTACTACAACTTACCCCTACGGTAACTTTGATTAATCTTCTGGGGGCTTCGGCCCCTATCTTTAACCTTTAAGGAGATTATTCATGGCTTTTGTTGGCACACCTTCATCTGTATCCCAAAGAGGGCAGTATGAACCGTTTGATTTACAAGTTTCGCGTAATCAAATTGCGTATCACACGCCGTTAAATATTTTTGGCTATGGTACAACAGGTACCACGGCTGGCTTGTTTGTAACCATGTGGGAGAACTCTCCTACAACAAACTATGTATTTCCTACATCCGCACAACAAATGTACGTTGCTAGTACAGTAGGTGCTGGAGATGCTGGCGCTTTGATTCAAGTCATTGGGCTTGATGCAAACTACAATCCAATTTCTGAGGTTGTAGTTTTGGGCGGTACTGCTGGTACGGGCGTTCAGACAGCTAAGACATACTGGAGAATTAACAACATTTCTGTTGCATTGTCCAGTACAGTAAACCCTACTGGTCAAATTACAATTCAAAATCAAGCTGCAACGTCTGGTGCTGTTGAATATGCGCAAATCAACACAACTACTTACAATGGTAGTACTGTGAGTTTGGGTACTTCACAAATGTCTGTGTACACAGTTCCAGCAAATGCAACAGCCCAGTTGACTAGGTTTACGGCTAACAGCTCGTTCACAGGTAACACTGCAAACTATTGCACGTATAGAGCTGTAGCGCAGTATCCATCGGTGTTGAATTCATCTGCTACTTTGGTTAGACGTGTTGTTTTAAATACGCCGTTTGTTCAGCAGTTCAATATTCAACGTACATTCCCATTTGCTTATCCAGCAGGTACAGATATTCAGTGGCAAATTGCACCTAGTGCTACTACTGCATGTACTGTTGGTATCAACATTGGTGGCGTTTTAATCGCAAACAGTGTTGATTCTGGGAGTAAATAATCATGGCTAAGACACCAGCATGGCAAAGGAAAGAAGGGAAGAATCCGAACGGCGGTCTAAACGCCAAGGGACGGGCATCCGCAAAGAAGGAGGGGATGAATTTAAAGCCTCCCCAACCCGAGGGCGGCTCAAGAAAGAAATCCTTTTGTGCAAGGATGTCTGGGATGAAAGCGAAGTTGACTTCCGAGAAAACAGCCAAAGACCCAAACAGCCGGATTAACAAATCATTAAGAGCGTGGAATTGCTAATGGACACACATGACGCAAAAACGATGGCAGATGGAGCCGCAGTAGTCGTAGGACTAAGCGGTTTTATGCAATGGTTTCCACCTATTGTGGGACTTATTGGCGGTATTTTTACCGTTATCTGGATGGGTATTCGTATTTGGGAAACCAATACGGTTAAACAACTTACAGGTCGAAAGGTAGACAATGCCAGCGACAAGTCTTAAACAAAAGCGTTTGATGGATGCAGTGGCTCATAACCCTGCATTCGCAAAGAAGGTAGGCATTCCACAGTCTGTGGGTGCTGATTTTAGTGAAGCAAGCAAGGGGATGAAGTTTGGTTCAGGCCGGGCGGATCTCCAAAGTATCAACAAGCCAAAGACCGACCACGGTGCTGCGGCACCATTTAAAAGAGGTGGAATTATGGAAAAGCATGAAATGCACGCACATCACATGAAGATGGCGCATCATCACTTGAAAGAGGCGATGAAACACGGTGGTCATGTCAAAAAAATGGCTTCTGGCGGTATGACTACTGGTAAACATGGTATTGACGAAAAAAGCGGTTTGACAACTGCTAAGATGGGTAAAGCTGAAGTGGGTGGTAAGCTCAAGCACGGCGAACACACCATCCAGAAAAAAGGCCATACACGCGCTCTAGAAGAGAAAATGAGCGGTGGTAGACCCTTGGGTATGAAACGCGGCGGAAAAGCTTGCTAAAAAGGATTAATCATGAAACATCACGATCATATTGCTGACGACAAGCACCCCTTCCATAGTGGCGGGACTAAGCATCATGGCAAAACCCATTTGCATCATGTCCAGCATCCTCACCCCGAGGAGCATAGCCACATTCATGGTATGAAGCATGGCGGTCACGTCAAGCATCACCACGAGCATATTGAGCGCCACATGAAGCATCATGGTAGCCATCATGCAGAAGGTGGTCACGTTCATCATCATGAGCATGTTGCTAAACACATGGCTCACCATGATGGATACAAACATGGCGGTCACATCAAACACCACCATGAACATACAATGGATCACATGAAACATCACGATCATAAGTAGGAGCCAATCATGGCAAGATCAGGAGACCTAGCTGGGTTAGCAGCATTAGGTGCTTTAGGTTATTTAATGAACCGTAGACAAGACGGTTCTAATGTACCTGTTGAAGACCGTTCTAATGTTGCCGCACCTATAGATAATAGTGGGGCTTTTTACGAAGCTGGTTCTGGTCCTACTGGACAAGCTCTTGCTAGTAACGCTGGTCCTATGGATGATGAAAGCCAGTGGGGTACTCCAGCTCCTGGTCAAGTCGGCTATAAAAAGCCCATAAGACGTCCAATGCAGCCAACTGCACCAGCAACATTACCTGGGCAAGGAAGACCCGCTACGGGCCCAGTAACCTTTACACAAGGTGCTAATCCTAACTACCCTGGTCAAGGAAGGCCCGCTACTGGACCTGTGATGTTCACTCAAGGTGCCCGTTACGGAGCTGACGCTATTCCAGGTCAATTGCCAAGTGTAAAAGCTCCTACAGGTGGTCAGCGTGTAGATAACCCTAGCGAACTTCGTCGTTTGATGGAAGCCGCAGGTCCAGCAAGACTTACTGGTATTGGTAACCTTGCTACTGAACTAGGTACTATGGGACGCGTTCAGAGGGCCTATAACACTCGCGCAGCTTTGCGTAGGGCAGAGGAAGGGTTAAGTCCTGCTGAAGCCGCAGCAGCTAAAGCAAGGCTCAGAGAAGCCGCATTTGAAGGCGGCATGAAAAAAGGCGGTAAGGTAAAACCCAAACCCAAAGCTAAAGCCAAACCTAAAAAGATGGCTTCTGGCGGTATGACCTCCAGACCCAACGCTTCTAAACGTGCTGATGGTATTGCTACCAAAGGCCACACCAAATGCAAAATGAGGTAAATCATGGCTGATGGAATGACTGGAATAATGGATCAAATCGATAGCAGTTTTAAAAAGCGTGGACTTAGTACAACTCGTGATGGTAATAACGTCACAGTTACAGGTTCCTCAAACGCTGGCGCAGGCCGAGGCAAACAAGGCGGTCCCACAGCTAAAGAAATGGAGTATAGGAATAGTCCTGACTATATGTCTCCTGATACTCAAAGAGC